AATGCGAAGCTCCACGCTCTCTGGTTCAGTTTCAGTCGCTTGGTTGACGATGAATTTCCAAAACGGCATCAACTGTCACCTCCTTTCTGGTACTGCTGGCCGATCATCGTGATCGGAATATAGTTGCCGTTCACCATTAGGACATCACCGCCTTCCTCGGCTGGTAAGTCAAGATAGCTTCGAGCTTCATTTGCTGTATAAATGCCGTTGTTGACTCCTTTCGATAGGGCCTCCATCTGCGTTTTAATGTCAGCTCTCAAAATAACATTGACATTGAATTTAAAGAAATAGCCCTGTTGAATAAGCTCGTTCGACAGGATTTTATAGGTGATTTCTTCTTCGTACTGTTTCAAAATGTAAAGAAGCGTATCAACATAAAAAGCCAAGTTCTGCGCTTCTGCTGACGCATAACTTGACTTCTCATAATCGTTTATTTGATTCGGTTTGATTCCAAACGCCGCTGCGATTTGCAACGCTGTGTACTTTTTCAGTTCGAAAAATTGGCTATCCGTCAGTTTAATATCTAACGGAACCAACTTCATGCCTAACGGTACAGGAATGATTTTACCCGCGTTCTTCGAGCCATTAGCGAACTGTTCAAAACCTTTTACAAGACGATCACGCGCTTCTTGGTTAAGGTCGCCGGTGTATTCAAGGACAGCCTTGCCTGTTAGCCCTGTTTTATAGAGGTTGTTCATGAATTTTTGACTTTCGAGCGCGCCGTCAACCGTATGCTTCAGTACATCCCGGACAGACAAGCCGGTGATGCCGTCAAAGGTTGTAGATGTTTTTAAATGCAAAACCTCGTCGTTTCTAAAGACGTATAGCTTGCCATCATATGGATCGTTGTAACGATACCATATTGCATTCTTTTTTCCTAAAATCCCTTGGTCGTCCACAACGATGACAACATGATTGCTTGGCATTATCCACATATCTTGCAGTACCGGTCCATCGTACCGACACCATACATACGCGTTGCCGTGATGGTTTCGGTTCATTTCCACCGTTGACCAAAAGATACTGCTTGTCATATACGGGTTCGGGCGCAGTTTTAGGATGTTGTACACTTCCTCTTTGTCACTTTTGATGATGCCGCGTTCGGTACGTTGGTACATTTTCAAAGGCAATTTCCCCAGGCTTTCGGATAAGATTTTCAAACAAGCGAAATAGGTGGCTTCGGACAATTGGTCTTTAGGCGTATCCGGATCAATACCGAGCCATTGCAATAAAAGAGGATTGTTTAAATCTACCGTCTCACTCTCGTTTTTTACCCTTCTTTTTAACGCGCTCCTAACAAACCCCACATTCTCACCTCCTTTACAAAGGAGTTGCTGCTATCACCGTTTGGCAAACGCGAAACCAAAAAGTAAGAATATCGCACCTAATACATAGTTACCAACAACGTTTCCAAAATGCCGATAAGTGTTATAAAGCACGATGACAACGCCAATCAAAATTAAAAAGTCCTCTAACCATTCGGTCAGAAGACTTTTAAGAATCTTCGTAATGAAACTTTTAAGCACCTTGGCCATTAGTTCACCATCCCATCATTTTGAGATATTCCTCGGTAATTTCGTTAATATCGACCATCTCTGTTCTCGTCATCGCCCGTGTCATCGCGTTGATCGCAGCTGCTAACGGATCGATACGGTCGGTTGATTTATCTTTGTCCAGCATGATGTTCTCATTGTGATCTTGCCGCACAACAGCATTTCCGATGGCCCAATTCAGTACCGGATTGTCGTCATGGACGATCTTGCCCGATAAAACCAGCTCTCTAAAAAACTTGGTTGGCTCTGACAATGTACGAATCCCTTGCCTAATCTCGACCATCGTATAGCCTTCCGCTTCCATTTCTTGCGCGAAATGTGTAGCGTTATATGGGTCGTAGCAAATCTCCTTAATATCCCATAGTTTTTCATCAGCCAGCTTCTTGATATACGACTGGATAAAGTGATAATCCACCACAGCGCCAGGCGTGACGGTGATCCAGCCTTGCTCTACCCATAAATCATACGGAACTTTATCCGTCCGCCGCTTATCGGCCAGCGTATCCTCTGGAATGAAGCTATGTGACCATACATAAAAACGACCATCACCTAACGGGACAACGCCGCTGATGCTCGTCAAGTCGATTTTTTTAGACAAGTCCACACCGATATAACACTCTCGAACATCCAAATCAATTTTCTTCGATGCAGCACATGCCCGCCATTTATCTAACGGAATATAGCCGTTGTCTTTTTGGTCTACCCATATATTCATATTCTTCGTTAGAAAGTTCCGCATTTTTTCAGGCACATCTAAAGCTGTTTGCAGTTCGCTTCGCAAAAAATTCATTCCTTCTTCATACGTCGCGACAATCGGATTTGCCTTGATCCAGTTTCGTTCATCCTTTACATCGTCGTCCTTGTCCAATTCACAAATCATCACGAAATACTCATCGTTTTCGATTGGTGAATCAGGATCAAGAACCTTTGAAACATACTGATATTCGGTATAGCAAGGCGAATCGAGATTGAATCCTGCTGTTGTAATAACGACGATCAATGGATTTTTACGTGCAGCCATACCAGAAACTAGCACGTCATATATCTCGCTCGTTTCATGTACGTGGTATTCATCAATGACGGCAAGGCTAGGGTTCTTCCCGTCCCCTGTTTTTCTCGCTTCTTTTGACAACGGCTGAATAATGCTGCCGCTCTTTTTGTGCCGGATACGACCGTAGGAATCCGTGTATTTTCCTTTCAACAGCTCGCAGGCTTGAATTTGTGCCAGCACCTCATTGTAGACGATGCTCGACTGCTCGCGCCCCCATCCGGCAATATAAACTTCGGACTGCTCCGGCGATAGGAAACATTCATAGCTGGCGATTAGCGCAAGGAGTTGAGATTTTGCATTCTTTCGCGCTAACTGTATATACGCTTTTCTGAATCGGCGCAGGTTGTTTTCTTTCCGTTTCCAACAAAAGATGTTACCGACGATGAACAATTGAAAATCTGTCAGTTCGATAGGTTGTCCAGCTAGAACGCCTTTGGTATGTCGAAACATCCGCGCCCATCGGTAAAAGCGATAAAGTTCGTCACCGTCGAAATAGTATGGATAATCGTCGTTAGGGATGAGTTCAATCTCTTTTAAAAACCGCTCACACGCCTGTTTATGTTTTTTACACGCCGTTATGCGCCCATCAACTATATCTTCAGCATATCGGACAATCCGAGCGATCAATTCAGTTATCATAACGCATCACCGAACAGCTCTTCTTCTTCCGTCTTCGGCTTTTTATCCTCTTTCGCAATCGCCAATTTTGCCCTAGCAGCTGGTGTCAATCCGAATTCGGCTGCCAAGCTTTTCATTTGTTCATGCAACTGCTTTTTCTTGGTGAGAAGAGGATGAGGAACTTTATTTGTTTCGGCCGCTTTGTTGGTGTATTCGACCATGAGCCCCTCTTCAGCGATCATTTTTGTACACTTCACATAGTCCGAATAGGCATCGCAATATGTAGCAAGGGCAACAATATCAACATTTGTGATCAGTCCCAGCTCCGATAGTTCAGAAACAATCCTTTTGAATTCCTTTTTAGCTAAAGGATCAAGCCAAGAAGGAGGTTTCACCTTGTCCGCTTTCGGCTTCAATCGTTCTTCAGCTTCCATTCGCTGTTCGATTTCTTTTTTCGTCAATCGGCTTTTATTCCCTTGCAACAAATGTAGCTGAATCGGCATCGCTTTTCGTCCCATCTCTCTCACCTCCTGCTTACCCCTTTTATGAGAAAAAACGAATTTTGTGCGCGTTTGCCTGGCCCCCGCCGGTCCCATAGGCCTTCGCAAAACTTTTTTCATACCCCCTGCCCATACCGTCGTTTATCCTCCGCCGTCTTGCGGTTGTGGCACGCTTGGCACAAGGATTGCAGGTTACTGATGTCTAGTCGTCTGTTCCAGTCAACCGCAATTGGCACAATATGGTCGACGATCGTCGCTCGTGTGATTCGGTTGTGTTGCAGGCAATGCTGGCATAGGTAGTGGTCTCGTGCTAATGCGGCTTGCCGGAGACGTTCCCACTCTCGGCTATGATAGAACGCTCTTGCTTGTTGGTTCCGTTTATGCTTGTCGTACTCCTTATCATTCCGTCTTGTTCGTTGTCTCTGCTCGGCTAGGTGTTTATGTTGTTCGCAATATCTATCCCTTGTTAAGTTAGTGCAACCGATCTTGTTGCATGGTTTTAGTGGTCTGCTCGGCATAAAATCACTCCAAATAAAAAAGCCCTTCTAGAGGGCGAATTATAAATTTTTAGGTTTTTTTAGGGCTTCTCGAGCCTTTTCCCTTTCTTCTACAGATAATTTATTACTATTACCTTCTGGTCTTTGATTTGCATCTTTTTCATTACTTTTAAATAAGATAAGCATCAAAACATGAATTATTCTGACAGAAGAAAACAAAAAGAAAAATGTTATGAAATTCCAAAAAGAGAACAAGCAAAACGACAATGTTGATCGGGTTTCCCTGAATATATGGAGCGCAGCAGAAATGATTACTACTAAAAAGCCCAATAAAATCGCTTCATAAAAGTAATACCTAAATAATTTCTTTTCTCTTACAGAGAATATTTTTTTTACAATATGAGCATCTCTAATACTTACCAAAACACCTAAAAGCGCCGCTAAAAAACCAATTACGATGGAACTAAAAGTTATTGAACCATCTAAAACCTTATCAAAATTTTTTACACTATAATGGAACCCAAGTTTTATCAATAAAAAAGAAGTGCCTAAAGACAATACAACCGGAAAAAAAATCTCTATTGTTAGCAAAAGCGTTTTGCTTGTCTCACCTTTTTTCACTTCACATCATTCCCTATGTAAATAACTTAAGATTTCAACTTTCCGATTTTTTTCTTCATAAATCTGCCACATTCTATATGCAACAGTTTCATGATGTAACGATGTTCTTTTTTCCAAAGGAAAATATGCAAAATCATGTGCTTTATGCTCAATTAAGTCAATTACTTCAACTGCAGTGTCATCATTATCTTTCTTAACGAGTTCAGCTTTTTCAATTATATCCTTATTTACACTTATTTCCTCAAGTGTGTCCTTTACAGTATCTCTATGTAAAGATGTATTTTTTGTACGTCCCATTGTTATCGTTATTTCAGCGGTAACACCTTCATAGTTTCCAAAATTCTTGATAAAACCCAATAAAGGAGATTTGCCATTACCTTTAAAATGATCTGGATTTAAATCCGCAAACCTTATATTTAATTTTCGATAATATTTTGAATCAGATACCAAATCTAATACATTTGGAGGACATATTGGTCTTAAATAAATGTATTCATTTTCATTATCCCAGATTAAATTCAAGTACTCCTCAATTCCTTCAGGACCTAAACTATATCTATTTCGTTGAAGCATTAATATATGATTATTTTCATCATAGAGGGCTGAAACTTCTTCACCGAGATACTCGTCATCTTCTAATTCAAATGCTTCAACTTCAGAATCCCTTTTTGCTTTAGATGGAATATTTGTATCTCTTAATCTAACGAAATGCAAAAAATAATAATTTAACTCATCATCAAAATATGCTCTATCAAGTCTCGCCTGTTCTGATCTGTAATCATATGTTCTTGCCTCTAATGATTTTCTTGTAGCTTTTAAGATCCATTGAACTAGATCAAATAATCGATCCCTTTCAGTTCCGTCATCCTCTTTAGTTTTATACACTACCTCATAATACTCAAATTTTACTTTTCTACTTGGCATACTTATCCTACCTCCCTCCTACTCAATACGACAAAAGGAGGTATTTTCCTACATCAGTTTTTCGTCAAATATCGACAATAAAGTGTTCAGCCCATTCTTTCACAAGTAAGCTTGTTTTAACGCAGTCTTTTTGATTCTTCTAAAACCCTTTTCAGTTCAGCTATTTTCATACGGAAAAACCTTATTTTTCCTAAAGTGATTATGTTTAATATTGAGTAACAAATAAGGCTTAGGGAATACTCTTTATCTTTATTAATATCATGGAAAAACTTCACTCAAACACTCCTTTACTAACTAAAATTTATTGCACCATACTATGCTTTCTCTTGTTTCATATTCAACAAGAGAAGCTGTTTCCCTTCAAATCACTTCCTCCTAATCGCCCCATGCACTCGCTTGTACGTCGGACGATTCACTCCCATCAAGTCGATCAATTCCCGATGACTCAACTTCTCTTTTCGTTTTTTCTTCCGTTTTTTCATGTTCATCACTCCAGAGCAAAATAAAAATGCCACCCCGATCGGAGTGACGCCCTGCTTCAACATATCCCACGATACCATCATAACATGTCTAAACAGAAATATTCTGTCGTCTTTCTGTCAAAAATCTGC